GCTGATATTCCTACACTGAATCAAAATACAACAGGTTCAGCGGCAACACTGACAACACCAAGAGCAATCTATGGAAATAACTTTGATGGGTCTGCCGCATTAACTCAAATCATTGCCTCTACTTATGGTGGTACTGGCAATGGGTTTACTAAATTTACTGGTGCTACAACAGCAGAAAGAACCTACACATTACCTGATGCAACAACAACAATTCTTACAACCAATGCGGCTGTAACTATTGGGCAAGGTGGAACTGGTCAAACTACTGCAACAGCGGCATTCAATGCACTTGCACCAAGTCAAACAAGCAATTCAGGCAAGTATTTAACCACTGATGGAACAAATACTTCATGGGCAACAGTTGCATCATCAACAACAAATGCCTATGCTTATGCGTGGTTCTTAAAATGAGGAAACTATGATAGTTTTAGACACAACTTCAAAATCTATAACAGTAGTGATGTCTGGTGCGCCAGCTACTACAAATCCTCATTACACAACTGCTTATGCTGATAATAATGGCACAAGTTTTACTGAGGGTGCAAGTGATGGAACTTTAAATGGAACTACAGCAGTTACTGTAGTTTCTGCGCCAGCATCATCAACTCGTAGAATTGTGAATACGATTACTGTTGAGAATACAGATACAGCGGCAGTAACAATTACTGTTGGTTATGTCAATGGTGCAAATACAAGAACTTTAGCTAAAGTTACTTTACAAGTTGGTGATACTTGGACTACCAGTGGTGCTTATGACACCAATGGAAATCTAAAACAGATTGTTGGAACTGTTAACCTTGCATCGCAAGTTACAGGAACTTTACCAATAGCAAATGGTGGAACAGGAGCTACTACATTAGCTGGTGCATCTATTACAACATATACAGGAACTGAAACACTTTCTAATAAAACACTGACAAATCCAACAGTGACCAATTATGTAGAATCTGTGGTTGCAATTGGTACTGTTACAACATCCAACACCATTGCGTTAACTAATGGAACAGTACAGACCGCAACTCTGACAGCCTCTACAGCTTGCACATTTACCATGCCAACTGCTGTTGCTGGTAAATCGTTTGTATTGTTGCTCAAGCAAGCCGCAAGCACAGGCAATGGCACAGCAACATTCACAAGTGTGAAATGGGGAACGGCTGGCGCACCTACCATTACAGCAACTGCTGGAAAAATGGATATTCTGACTTTCATTTCGGATGGCACAAACTGGTATGGTTCTATTGCACAAGGATACACACCATAATGTTTGCCGCTAAGAATTTTTTTCTTGCTGGTGCGCCAGCGCCAACGCCCACAGTTGACTATCTTGTTGTTGGTGGTGGGGCTTCTGGCGGTACTAGTGGCGGTGGAAATGGTGGCGGTGGCGGTGCTGGTGGTTTTAGAACAGGCACTGCTTTTTCCGTAACTGCTGGAACAACTTACACAGTTACTGTTGGTGGTGGTGGAGCAGGGGTTACTAGCTCATCTTTTGTAAATGGAAACGCTGGGTCTGCTAGTGTCTTTTCCACAATCTCTGCCGCTGGCGGTGGCTATGGTTCTACATATGCAACCAATGGCGGTGCTGGTGGTAGTGGGGGCGGTTCGGGTCAAGCATCAGGTTCTGCATTTACTGGGGGCGCTGGAAATACGCCATCTGTTTCACCATCTCAAGGTAACAATGGCGGTAATAGCCAAGCAGCTTGTAGGGGTGGCGCTGGCGGTGGTGGCGCTAGTGCTGTTGGCGGTGATCCCACAGGCGCATCTAATCAACCCAATGGTGGAGTTGGTGGTAATGGCACTGCTTCTTCTTATAGCGGATCTTCATTAACATATGCTGGTGGTGGTGGCGGTGGCACACATAGCACTGGTTCTGGCGTTAGTGCAGGCGGCTCTGGCGGTGGTGGGGCAGGAAGTTATCGAGGAACTGTTGCTGTTGCTGGTTCTGCAAATACAGGTGGCGGTGGTGGTGGTGCGTCTGATGGAAACTCAGGTTCATATGTTTCATCTTGGAATAGCCCATCTGGTGGATCAGGTATCGTAATTATTCGTTACCCAGACTCATATCCAGCCGCAACATCCACAACTGGCTCACCAACTGTCACAGTAACAGGCGGGTACAGAATTTATACTTGGACAGGTTCAGGGAGTATCACAATCTGATGGCACACTTTGCGCAAATTAACGAACAAAACATTGTTACGCAAGTCATTGTGGTGGCAAACGAAGAATTGCTTGAAAATGGCGTAGAAAGCGAAGCAAAAGGTATTGCTTTTTGTAAATCATTGCTTGCTGGAAATTGGAAACAAACCAGTTATAACGGGAATTTTCGTAAAAATTATGCTGGTATCGGTGATACATACGACAGTAATCGTGATGCTTTTATTGCACCTAAACCTTTCCCAAGTTGGGTATTAGTTGAAGAAACTTGTCTATGGCAATCTCCTATTTCTTATCCTACCGATGGTAAAAAATACCATTGGGATGAGCCAACATTGACATGGATTGAAAGAACACAATGACCCCAGAACTACAAAAGTATTACGAAGCCCGATTTGAGATGATGGGTATGGATGGTTGGAAAGATTTAACTATTGATATTGACAATATGATAGAGTCACTCAATAATATAAGCGTAATTCCTGATGAAAAGACCTTGCAGTTCCGCAAAGGTGAACTTTCCATCTTGACTTGGCTGAAAACTTTGAAAGAAGTCAGCGAACGAGCCTACGAGGAATTGAATGAAAAGAATGTATGAATTTGCCTGTGAAAATGGGCATCGCACTGAAAAACTGGCTGATTATGAGGCGGTCAATGTCCAGTGCGAATGTGGTTCGGTGAGTCACCGAATCATGTCTGCACCCAACATCAAGTTGGAAGGTTGGAGTGGGCATTTCCCTACTTCAGCCCATCAATTTGACCGAAAACATCGGGAAAAGTTGGCGGCAGAATTAAAAGAGAACTCATAAACAAATGTCGAGTTCATGTGTAATCTCCTAAAACCCTTGGTGGGCAGGAAAAGGAAACTGTATGTTGTTAGATAACGATGACGAGATGCAAAGTGAGATTCAAGCTGTTGAAAAGCAGAAACTAGAGTCTACTGTTGAGCCGATGAGCACTGACATTCCCGATAAGTATCGGGGAAAAGAATTGTCAGACATCATCAAGATGCACCAAGAAGCTGAAAAGTTGATTGGTAAACAGGCTCAAGAGGTAGGTGAGGTTCGCAAATTAGCGGATGAACTGATTAAGCAAAATCTCTCAGGAAATCGACAAAATGCAGAGGTTGAGCCTGAAATTGACTTTTTTGAAGACCCGAAAAAGGCAGTTCAGAACACTATTGATAAACATCCAGATGTACTTGCGGCTCGTCAAGCAAGCCAAGAGTTCAAAAAGATGCAGATTCAGCAAAAGCTGGCGCAAGAACACCCTGATTTCACTCAGATTGTTCAAGACCCTGACTTTGCGAATTGGGTGAAATCTTCACCTGTTCGCATAGGGTTGTACGCAAAAGCAGATGGTGAATTCGACTACGATAGTGCCAATGAATTGTTGTCTACTTACAAGCAATTGAAGGGTGTTAAGACAAAGCAAACGAGTGACGCTGGTGAAGTGTCTCGTAAGCAAAATCTTAAAGCCGCATCAGTTGATACAGGTGGAACAGGTGAATCAGGAAAGAGGGTTTACAGGCGAGCTGACCTGATTCGGCTAAAAATGACTGACCCTCAACGATATGAGTCACTTTCTGATGAAATCATGGCGGCATACGCTGAAGGTCGAGTGAAGTAACACTAACTTTTTGGAGTATTTAACATGGCAACAAGTTTTTCACCCGCAAATAATGTGACAGTAACATCAGCCGCCAATTTCATCCCTGAAATTTGGTCTGATGAAATCGTGGCGGCTTACAAGCGTAATCTGGTAGCCGCCAATGTCGTTAAAAAGATGAACTTCAAGGGCAAGAAGGGTGACACTGTTCACATTCCTGCACCTACTCGTGGTTCTGCATCAGCTAAAGGCGCAACAAACGCTGTTACCCTGATCGTCAACAACGAAGGCGAAGTTCAAATCTCTATCAACAAGCACTACGAATATTCTCGTTTGATTGAGGACATCGTTGAGGCACAAGCCTTGTCATCTTTGCGTAGTTTCTATACCGAAGATGCTGGTTATGCCTTGGCTAAACAAGTTGATACCGACATCATTCAATTGGGTCGTATCGCTAATGGCGGTTCTGCTGGCGCACAATACAACGCTGGTTATGTGGGTGGCGATGGTACAACAACCTTTGACTACAGTGCAAACTCTAGCGCTGGTAACGCTACAGCACTGACTGATGCCGCTATTCGCAGAACCATTCAGCGTTTGGATGACAACGATGTCCCTATGGATGGTCGTTTCTTCATCATCCCCCCATCAAGCCGCAACACTTTGATGGGTCTGGCTCGTTACACTGAACAAGCCTTTGTTGGTGATGCTGGTAACGGCAACACAATCCGCAATGGTGAAATCGGTAACCTGTATGGTATGCCAGTGTTTGTGTCTAGCAATGCTGATTCAGCATCTGCAACCACCACATACCCTGCCTCTGGTACTGCCATTGCTCGTGTGTGCTTGATGGGTCATCGTGATGCAGTCGTGTTGGTTGAACAAATGGCTGTTCGTTCACAGACACAATACAAACAAGAGTACCTCGGTACATTGTTCACTGCTGACACACTTTATGGTGTTGGTGAGTTGCGTGACTATGCATCTTATGCATTGGTTGTGCCTGCCTAATTGCAGTTGCTCCCCCTGCCCTAGTGGTGGGGGGTCTTTTTTTTAACTTGTAATTTGGAGAATCGAAATGGCATCTGCAACCGCTGTAGTTACTAAACGAGATCAATCCTCGTTTCGTGGCTTGTTTAATGACACATGGTCTGTTACTGCAACATTGGACTCTGCCTCTTTAGCATCTGGTGCTAGTGGTGGTGCTACCGACACAATTACTGTGTCTGGTGTTGCTTTGGGTGATATGGTAATTGGTATGTCTTTGGGTGTTTCAGAAGCTGGCGTAGTCCGCAGAGCTTATGTTTCAGCCGCAAATACTGTTACTGTCGCATCTGACAACTTAACTGGTAGTTCAGTCGATCTGGCATCTACCACCATTAAGTTGGTAATTGCTCGACCAGTGTAATAGGGAAGGAGGGGAAACCCTCCTTTTCTTTTGGAGACTATATGGCAACCTTTAAATGTTTGATTTCTGGCAATCTGGTGACTTTCGTCAATCAAGTCGATATTGATTCCATGAAGGGACATGATGGATATGTTAGAGTTGATATTGAAGATTCTGTAGAATCCAATA